CAGTCAAATGTAAAACATTTTTATTTACCCATTCTTGTGAGTAATATCTGCCAACGTATGGATCTATTAGTGTTAATGTTTGCAATCTTTGAGTTAGTAATTCTGCATCTCGTAATTCTGTAAAATTATTATCTTTTATGTAATCATAAAATATTTCTTCTTTAAAAGTTTCCCATTCTTCTTGAGAACATATACCCTTTAAAGACAGTTGTACTTTTAATGCATGGTCAAAAATTTGAGAGAATTTATTACGCAACTTTACGATAAATTTATTAAATTTTAATTCATCTCGTGTAACTTCGGTTGTTCTTCCTAATCCAACTAATCCACCGCCTTGAGGTTCAAGTCTAGAGTATGGCACATTTAATGATTGTAATAATTTCTTTTGAAAGTATTGTACATCTTCCATTTGACCAAGATTTTGACCGGCTGGTAGTGTTGTTATCTCTGTGCCTTTACCGCCTTCTCTACGAGGTAACCAAAAATCTTCAAGCATTGACATGTGTTTTCTGTCATCACGCAATTCACCAGTTTGAGCATCATACACAACTTTATTTTTATACTTAATCATAACATCACGTAGATATTGTTCTGCTTTACCTTTAGGTAAATTGCCAACATCTATATAAAACACTCTGCGTTCTGGGGCTCTTGACACTCGGTAGATAACAATTGCATCTTCAATCATACGCAATTGATTTAAAGGTTTTATTGCTTTGTGTAAGTATGAAATGATAAAAGTATTTTTTGCATCCATCATACCTGAAGTCACATTTATAATGGAATCAGGAGCAATTTTTAAACCGGAATTTACAGACCCAGCCGAACCAGCCGAATAGTTATTTGTAGAACTAATTTTATCATTATAAACATAATACTCTGCTAACGATTTAATAATATCAGCATTTGTTTTGATATCTTTACCTTTTTGTATCTCACGAACTTTTCTAATTTTTCGTGGGTCAATGTATCTTAATTCTTGTATACCTTCTTTAGGATTTTTTTCATTTACAATGATATGAAAGTAAATTCTTCCGTCAACATACCAGCGTCTAAAAATATCATCTGATAAATTAGAAAAATTTAACATACCTAATATGTTTTTAAATTCATCTCTTATTTTTTTCTTAATACTTTCTGGTTGTTTTAAGTCATCCATCTTAATGTCAACAACTTTACCTTTATCATCATGGCTAATTGCTTCATCAACGATTTCAGTGATTGCCATATCACACTCTGGATGATTTGCCATTTCACGATAGCGTGTAATTAATTCCAATTCATTACGAACGGAACCTTCTAAATCTACATAGGTACCGTAATGAGAATTTTGTGTAATTGTAACTGCGCCGTCATCCAACGTGTCTGTTGGAAGCGCAAAAGAAGATTGTTCAGGTGCTTGTTTCTGAACAATATCTTTTTCACCTAATGTGAAACCGAATAGCTTGATTGCCAAGGTTATTTCCTTTACATTATAAAAAAGAGGGAAACGTGAGTTCCCCTCCTACTTAGACTACTGCATCCTCTACTGATTCCCACCATTGATAGGTAAGATTAACAGTAAAATCTTCAATCGCATCATTAGAACCCCAATCAACATCAATTGCTGAAAGGTCTGTTGGGAATAATCCAATAAATTTGTATTTCTTCAGAACAGAACCTGATTTTCCATATTGACGAACTTCACCATCTACACTATAACCTAATTGTGTTGCCGCAATTGGGTTACGAATATTTAGATTGTGACTATTGATACCATTCATCCAACGCTCAAATGCATTTCTGATAAGGAAATCTTCATCATTAATGATGGTGATACTCCAATCTTGAAATGACCTATTTCCAGCAAATTTTAATTCTCGTCCGAAATATTGGATTGGAATTGTTCCTAATGATGAACCTGGCAATTGAGCAGTTTTACATAAAAAACTCAATTTAGTTTGTGCATTTCCGGGCAAAGAGAATGCGGGAAAAGGAAGCGTGACTTCAAATAAATTTGGTCTTGCTCCATCTCCCTGCATCTGAGAGCGGAATTCGTTAATGTTAAATGCCATTTATTTTTCTCCTATCTCTCTATATTTATTAAAATTTTCCAACAATTTCTTCAAATGCTACGCCAGTTCTTACTGCAACGAAATTCAGTTGAATGTAATTGATAGACCGTGCCGGTTTAATGTATATGTCACCGACAAATTGATTCTGGTCAATAATTTCTCCTGTGTTATTTGTTGTATCACATACAACACGGAAATCATATATTCCTCTGCGACCCTGCACATCTCGCAAAAATGGTTCTACAAGATTAATGAAAGATGCTCTTGTAAATTCATCATTGAATTCAAACAAAGAAGACCTTGCTGCTTTAGCAATAGATTTTTCCAATACGATGAACAATCTTCTAACATTTATTCTATCAAATGCACTTGGTTTATTCAATAGTGTTTTATCACCATATAGAATAGTGCCTTCACCAGGAAAAGTAACAACAGGATTAACGCCTAGTTTATATAAAGTATCCCGTTCAGCTTTTGTTGGATTCCACGCAAGTTTAACAACATTTTTAATTACACCTCTATTTAATCCAGCAGGTGAAAACCATGGGTCTCTTTCATTGTCTGTTCTAGCGCATAGTCCAGCAATATCGCCGTTTAGAGGTACCCAACGATAAACATCATTATACTTATCAAATTGATATTTCCAACCTGTATCCATAACTGCAAAACTAGACCGAGTGTACCCTGTAGTTATATTTACTGTCGTTGTTATGTTTGTGACTTCTGCTCCAGCGCCAGCATATACAACATCACTCTTTGGCGGAGAAACAAAAACTACACAATCTTTACGACTTTCAGCTAAAGCAATTAAGTAATTAGGAATTGTTGTTCCAGTAGTAGGTCCAGCCATTATTAATGAAACATCTACAGCATCTGGATTAGCAAATTTATCTGAGGAAGTGTTAATATTACCTGCTGTAGGTGTTACGTCTATTCCACCCGATAATGTTGCAGTGGTGTTTGCCGTCATATTTGCATAATTGACTGTAGCAGCAGAAGATGTTCCCCAATTGGCTGCAAGATGCCCACCCCACCATAAATATTTTGACCGAGAATTTATTACATCTACATAGTAATTAGAAGAACCGTCTGGATTTTTAGCATCAGATGCTTTAGAAACGAATGCAAATTTTTCTAGAATTGTTCCAGCTGTGCCTGATAGTTTACCTGTAACATCTAAAACTATAATATGCATTTCATCATTAGCAGAACTTGTACGTGAAGCAAAAGTTGAAGTTGCTGGTATAGAATCAAACTCTCCAGAGTAAGTCCAAGCTGAATATAAAGTAGTATTTGATAGGGAATCGGCCATAGAAACTTTGATAGAATTTCCTAAAGCTCCAGCCCATTTTGCATGAAAACTTGTTGTAGTATTTGATGAATGATTTTGTTCATAATCAGTATTGTTTTCAATTAATACTGCGTTTGCTGAACTATTTGCAGTAGCATTTTTAGCTGTAGCGCCAACAGAACGAACAACTCTTAAATCCGAACCATAAGAAAGAAAGTTAGCTGCGGTAAAAAAAGTCTCATAAGTATTTGCATCAGGTTTACCAAATCTTTCTGCAAGTTGTACTTCATTGTTAATGATAGTGATTTCGTTAGCCGGTCCCCATGTGAATGCGCCGGTTAAACCTCCTATTGTAGTTGCAACAGAAGGAACCACTGTTGTCAAGTCAATTTCAGAGACATTAACACCTGGTGATAATTGGAAAGCCATTTTGTGTTCTCCTTTTTATTATTATAGAACTAAATTGTATTATCTATTTATGATTTTATAAAGTTGACGAAAAATACCCTCTGTTCTTAGTTAAAGTCCAGAGGTCTTCGCCATCAAAGTGTTTTTGTTCTTCCAGCCCGTCATTCAAAATACCCATAGGCAACATTTCTTCGTCCATTTGAAGGTTTCTTTCGTCCAACAATTTCTGTCTAACATCGGAATTTGTGATTTCTTTAAAATAACTTTGTGCTGTTAGCCATGAAAAAAGTACCAAAGTCATTACAATATCATCATTATTGCCTTCTTCGGCGGCATAGGAATCTTTATTCCTCACGAATGTATTTAGTTCGGCGATAGTGTCAAAATCTGGAGTAGAAAGCTTATCGCTCTCAATCAATGTCTTTAAATTAGCGCAACCAATCTTTTTTACTGTTTTGGAAGTTTTAACCCCATAAGCTGCGCCTTTTTTAAACCCACTTGAAATGTGTTGTCCTTTTATCTCATGGCTTTCAATTCTAAATATATTTTCATATTCCAAATCAAAATGTAAAATGTCAACAACTTGCTGACCAATATTATTAGTCTCTACTAGTATATAAGCGCGGTTATATTTATTGGCAATATTATAAACCATTGTAGGAAAGATAAGAGGAGATATCTTATTATCCCGGTACTTAGCGACATGTCTATAAGGTATCTCTGTTACATCAACTATTGAAACCACCGAATAATCTCTTGCAACGCCTTCGGCTGAATCTACAATAGCGATATAAGTATGCCCAGATTTTGGTTCTTCGTATATATCAATACCTTCTTTTGACGATAATGGCTTACTAAAAACAAGAGATTTTAACTTAGAACCCGGTATCAATGTAGCCGAAGAGCCTAAAAATTCACATTCAAATTCCTGCCTAAATTGCTCTTCGCTTGTGTTCCTAATCGTTTCATCTTTCCATTTTTCATCACGCCCTGGCACCATAGACCAGTGTACCTCAAAAGGTATGTAAGTAGACCTTTGCTCAACCGCATCTATCCACATCTTGTAAAATTGATTTAATCCATGAGGAGTTGATACTATAATAACCTTTGTGCTTTTACCAGAAGAGATTACCGGATAGGTGGACGTAAAAAATTCTTGTGCCATATTGTGCGGAACGAAGGCAAATTCATCAAGAAAAACTAAATTATAAGTACCTCCACGGACACCACTTGCGCTTGTAGCATATGCTGATATCATGGAACCATTTTCAAGAATAATGTTTCCTTTGTTCCATTCAATAATACCTTGTTGTAACCAAATAGGTAAATATTCGTAAGCATACTTTATTCTTCCTAAAATCTCTCTTGCCAAATCACCTTTATTTGCTAAGATGGCTATCTTATAATCATCTGAAAATAATATACACCAAAGCATATAACTTGCTGATGTAGTAGTTTTTCCAATCTGCCGAGGCATTTTACATATTGAGAACCGATTACTATGAAATCCACGAATCATTTCTTCTTGAAATGGCCACATATCAAATGAAATCAAACCTCTGTCTACATTGACAATCTTTACATAGTTTTTAATAAAATGTACTGGGTCTTTAATGCACTTTGTAATTTCAATTAATTGTTCCTGGGAATATTCTATTTCTATGCCAGGTTTTTTTAGTTTTGAATTACCTAAATAACCATCTATCATGATTTAAGAATGCTTCTTAACATCCAAGAATGTTTTTGGTGTGCGCCTAACAACTCTTGTAGAAAATTTCCAATTGCAGGCTCGTCTGCATCGTCTGCTAATTCAATGCCAGCCCTCAATTCTATGATGTATTTTTCATTATCCTCTTTTAATTCTTCAAACATCTTATTAGGTGTTGGTATTAAGTATTGGTCTTTAACAGTAGATAGCTCTTGAAATCTAGTAAACGAACCTGGTGCATATGCATCAAGATACCTAATGTGTTCTGCTATAGGATCATTTTGAAGGAATATTGCATTATATAGAGTATCTAAAAATGTATGATATTGAGGAAAATTTGAACCCTCTATGTTCCAATGATAATTATGTGTCTTTAAATATAAAGCAAAGTTCGTAGCTAAAATTACCTTTAATTGTTGAATGAGTTCTTCCATTTTACTGTACCTGTTTAATTTGATTAATTAATTCTCGTGTAGAGCCAACGAACACTGCCTTTTCCACATTCACAATGGGTTGTTCTTTAATTGGTGACAAATCTTTTTTTCTTTTTTGTAGTTCAATCAAATCTTTGTTTACCTCAGACATACTTTTGATAAGAGTTGCAACAACTTCATAAGCTCTAGGATGGTCTGTTGCTTTTGCTACTTGAATAATATGGTCTACAGCAACTTGTCCTTTTTCTGCTAATAATCTAATGTTGTTTCTAGCAAATTCAAAATCAGAATCAACTTCAGAGGGTATAATTTCAACTAAAGAAGACTCTCCTTCCTCTAATGGACGGACTCCGAAAATATTAGATAGATTTTCATTTAATTTTTTCATGTTAGAGAATCTGGAAACTCAGTAATTGTTTCTGTATATGAATAATTAGAAGATGCGTTTGCGGTGATTGGATCGGGTACTGTTATTATTGCTACAG